TTAGACACAGCGCACATTAACAACTCGGCTACGATGTTGAAGTTGAAGGGCGCGAAGATTAGCGGTCAGTCGGCACAGATTGACATCACACAGGTGACCGATATTGAGGGAGCTCCTGGCGTGGATGACGTTCGCAAGATCGCCATGCCTATGCCCTTCAACCCACCCTCAGCCGTGTTGTTCCAACTGCTGGGCTGGTTGACTTCTGCAGCCAAAGGCGTGGTCACAACCAGCGAAGAAAAGATCGCCGATATCAACAATAATGCTCCAGTAGGCACTACTCAGGCTTTGATTGAGCAAGGCGCGGCGGTTTACTCGGCTATCCACGCTAGATTGCACAATAGTCAGGCGCGGATGCTGAAAATTTTGTCCCGCATCAATAAATGGCACCTTGATGAGCAGATCAAAGGTGAAGTAGTTGATGAGTTGGATGTACAGAGAACAGATTTTACCTATACTTCGGACGTAATTCCTGTTAGTGACCCGCATATCTTCAGCGAAACGCAGCGGATGGCGCAAACGCAAGCGGTTTTAGCCCTTGACCAGCAATATCCAGGCATCATGGACCGTCAAGCGGTGGTGCAACGTGCGCTGAAGCAGCTCAAAGTGCCGAATATCAAAGAGTTGATGCCTAACACCCCTGAGCCGCAGGAGTTGAACGCAGCCGAAGAGAACGTCGCCATGTCGTTGGGACGTCCAGCCTTCGCTTACGTGCACCAAAACCACTTGGCTCATTTGCAAACGCACTTGGACTACGCTAAAAACCCTGTTTACGGTGCAAACCCGCTAATCGCCCCTTCTTTCCAGCCACGCGCCATCGAACATCTGAAGCAACACTTGGTTCTCTGGTACTCTAACCAAATGCGTCACTATGTTGAGGGAGCACTAGGCGAGCCTGTTAGCGATTATAGCATCCCCGCTATCACGTCGCAGGTGGACAAGTTGTTTGCCTTATCTAGTCAGCACGTTAACGAGGACTCTCAACAGGTCTTCGAGAAAGTCTTGCCCGTCCTCCAGGCAATGGTTCAACAGGCGGCGCAGTACAAGCCCGAACCGCAGCTGGAATCTAGCGATCAGGCGCTGTTAAAAGCCGCCATGGCTGAAACGCAGCGTAAACAGGCTAGAGACCAAGCCGACATTGCACTGAAAGCTCAACAAGACCAGGCAACTAACCTTATCAAGACTCGCGAACAGCAGATCAAGGTATCTTTGAACGCGATTGACAATTTGACCCAAGAACGAATCCAAACCGAGAAGCATAGCCTTGAGCAAGACCGTTTAGCCACGGACATGATGCACAAAACTTCGCAACACGGTATGGACCAAGAACGCTTTAAACACGAACAGTTTCAAACCGCGCTGAACGCACTGCAATCGGCGCAATCTAACCAAGGAGAAAGAAATGGCAGCTCAGGACCAGGTAACAAAAAAGCAAGTTGATCAAAAGGGTGACCAACTTCCACAGCACAAGCGCATCGCTATGGGCGAGGGCTTGGACGGCAAGAACCTAGGCAATAAGTCTCCTCAAGGCAAATCAGCTATTGAGAAGAAAAACCGATAATGCGATACGTAAGCGACTTTATAGGTGCTGTAAAAAGTCGCCAGCACTCTATCGCCGATTCTCTAGTTAACGGCAACGCTGTTAACTTCGAGACCTACCAGCGATTGGTAGGACAGCACCAAGGGCTTGAAGAAGCTCTGGTAATTTTGAATGATCTTTTAAAGGAAGATGAACGCGATGACAAATAGCACTCTGGATGCTTCGAATGAAGCAGCGTTGCAGGAAGCATTTCCCGCAGTAGACCCAGGAGCAGTTCCCGTAGGTGGTAGGATTCTAGTGCAATGGCGCCAGACTCGCAAAACTGTCACAAGTTCGGGGATCGTACTGGTTGAAGAAACCAAAGAAACCGAGAAGTGGAACAATCAGGTAGCGAAAGTTATCGCTATTGGACCGCTGGCTTTCAAGAAACGGGACACTCTGGAACCGTGGCCTGAAGGCAATTGGATTGACGAGGGCGACTATGTTCGTATGCCTAAATGGGGCGGCGATCGATGGGAAGTTCCGTATGGTGACGAAAAACTGGGCGAAACCGCGCTGTTTTCAATCTTTAACGACCACGAAGTGATTGCAAAAGTCACGGGTGATCCTTTGAAAGTGAAGGCATTTTTATGAACTCGACTGAAAAACTGGACTTGCAAGTAAACGAAGACGTGGACGGGTCCGCCACGATTGCTATCCCTGAGAACGAACTTCCACAGGATAGAGAAAAAGACGAGCGGTTGCAGGGCAGCTCTCAAAATGAGCCTGATGATGGGGATGATGTAGATCCTGATCCAGAGCGTGAAGCGTTGCGTCAGGCGCGACGTGAAGAGCGCCGATTGAAGAAGCAGATCCATAGAGAGAAATCTAAAGAGTCTAGCCATTTGATCAATATGCTCAAACGCCAGAACGAACAGATGGCCCAACGAGTGGCGGAGCTTGAGAAGCGCACCGCAGGGGCTGACTCGGCTCGTCTGGACAAAGCGATTGAAGACGCTCACCTGCGTCTGCAGTACGCTAAGATGAAAATCGCTGATTCTACCAAACACGGTGACGGAGAAGGCGTAGCGAACGCGCAAGAGGAGTGGTATGAGGCACGCCGAAATGTGGAGGCTTTGGAAGCCACACGCAAGCGCGGCACTCCACAAACGCAAGGCGTTCCTCAGGCTCCTGATCCTAGGTTAAAGAAGCACGCCTCTGATTGGATGGCGCGAAATGATTGGTATGATCCTAACGGTCGTGATACTGACTCTAAAATCGCTGTAAAGCTTGACGAAGAATTAGTTGAAGAAGGTTGGGATCCTACCTCAGAAGATTACTGGGATGAGTTGGATAACCGAATTCAGAAGTATATGCCGCACCGAGCAATGAGCGCAAAAGAGGAAGAAGGGTTCAAACCGCAGAACCGCCCACGCTCGCCCGTGACTGGATCTGGACGTGAGTCTAGCCCAGCGGCACGCCCAGGAGAGTTCCGTCTGTCCCCTGACCGCGTCAAAGCGATTAAGGAAGCAGGCAAGTGGGATAATCCTGTGGAGCGCCAGAAAATGGCACGCCGATACGCTGAGTATGATCGCAGCATTGGACTGCGGTAATTTGAGGTTAAAATTTCATCAACCCTAAAACGCTGAACGTATAGTTCGGCAGAGGAAAACAAAATGAGTGACGAGAAAAAACCGCCAGTCTTATCTGAAGTCAAAACCGACAAGGTAGACGAGCGTCTCAAAAAAGATCTAACAGCAGGTGGTCGTGAGTCCCGCGCATCGCAGGATAGCAAACGCGGATCATCTTCTGAATCGTTAGCAAGTAGTCAGGAGCGTCGTAGGATGTTCCGGAGCGAGTGGGTACAAGAATCCCTACCCTCACCACCGCCTATACCTGGATTCCATGTATGTTGGCTTTCCACCACGAACGGGTATGATCCGATCCATAAGCGTACGCGTATGGGTTATTCTCCCGTTATGATCGAAGAAGTTCCTGGCTTTGAAAACTACAAAGTGAAAGCTGGAGAACAAGTTGGTTTCGTGGCATGTAACGAGATGTTGTTGTATAAGATTCCTGAAGAAATCTATCAGGAAATTATGGCCGAGCTGCACCATTATGCTCCTCAGGATGAAGCGGACAAAATTCGCGTTCAAGCTGAGCAGGTACAAGGTGCAGACAGCAGCGGCAGACGTCTTGGACAGTTGGAAGGCGAAGGTATTCAGAATCTGGATCAGGCACGTCCCGTTCCGGTATTCACATGACCGGATTCAAACCAATTTAGGAGTAACACATGTCTGCTACAAGTGCTTCCTTCGGTTTGCGTCCCGCTTTCCACCCCTCGGGTCTGGATCGCGCTCAGGCGCTCGCTGGAGGTATCGTTAGCGGTTTAGCCGCTGACATTTTGAAAGGTGCACCTATCCGCTACAACAGTACCGCTGGTACATCCGTTGCAGCTGGTACCATCGCTCTGGCTGCGTCCAGCGGCGTATGGACTGGTGCTTTTGCTGGTTGCGAATGGACTGACACCACTGGTCGTCGTCGCGTCAGTAACTACTGGCCATCTGGTACCACGTACCAAACAGGCTCTTGCATCGCTTATTTCTACAACGACGCTAACATCGTCTACGAGATCCAAACCGATGCGACCATCGCTCAAACAGCGCTGGGTGGTGAATATGACTTCTCTGCAAACACTGGCTACACAGTTAGCTCTGGCTCCAACACCACTGGTCTGTCTTCGACAGCGCTGGGTGTGTCTACAGCCAAGTCTAATGGTGGACAAGGTCAGATGCGCGTTGTCGACATTGCACCATATGCCGATAATGCTTGGGGCGATAGCTTTGTTATCGTACGTGTTGTTAACGCTTCGTCTCAGTACTTCGGTTCTGTGACAGCTATCGTATAAAGGAGGAGTGAACCATGGCAGCTCCGATGCGAAGTACGGACTTTAGAAGTATTGTTGAACCAATTCTCAACGAATGCTTCGATGGAGTCTATGACCAACGTACAGACGAATGGTCACGGGTGTTCCGTG